AGTGGGTCTACGGCACTGCATTTACTGCCGGCTGTATTACCGCTGTCACAGGGTGGTCTATGGTCGGGGTAGATTCCACTCCCGATTATCTCTGGTTAATGTTTGGTGTGACTGCCGGACCCGTTTCAAACTTCATGCACTGGGTAACACTTGGTGCAGTAGCTTGGAAATTCCCTGAGCTGGCTGCAGCTCTAAAAGGTAAGCGGTGATGAATCCTTATGTTATTGGTGTCACTATCTTGATAGTTATCGGGGTGGTGTGGAAGACCTATCACATGGGTTATACTGCAGGTGCCAATGATGTGACAGTGGTTTTTGCAGAGGCAAACGCCGCAGCTGTGAAGGAGGAAAAGCAGGATGTCAAAGAGATCATCAAGTGGAAAGAGAAACGGGTTGTTGTCTACCGTGACAGAATCAAAGAAGTCAAGATTGCCCAAGATCCTACCGGCTGTCTTGATATGCCTCTCACCGATGTTGGCCTTGACAGGTTGTTATCAAGACCCGGTGACAGTGAGACCGGACCCAGCGCTGACCACACCAGTGGAGGATTATCCGCTGATTGAAGGTGACACTCTTCGCGATCTAGTTGAGAAGTATGAACTTCGCGGGTTATCAATCGAAGAAGCCAACAAGCGATTTGAAAAGATGAGAGATTGACCATGGCTGGCATATCTGAAGAGAGATTAACTCAATTGGTTGAGCGGTTCGAGCAGCACGAGCGCGAAGAGGAAGAATATCGTATATTTCTTTTCAAAGCCCAGGAGAACAATACGGCAGCAATCGCTGAGATAACAAAAAACGTAGCACATGTTATTGAAGAAACACGTGCGATTGTTCAACTTCATAAAGACCTTCAAGGTACAATTCGCGTTGGTAGTGCTTTGCAACGGTTCATGTTTTGGTTATTGAAATGGGGTACTATTGGAGTCGCTATTATAGCAACACTCAAATGGTTAGTAGAGAGGTTCAGTCATGCCTAAGATGTCATGCTCAAAAGGCGGCAAGAGTGGTGTCAAGTACGGTGAGTCAGGTGCTTGCTATACCGGTTCAGACAAAGATGAAAAGATGAATGCTCAGCGCAGAGCGATTAAAGCTTCCAAACACAATGCACTGAAAAAGGCGAAGGCTAAAAAAAGTTAGTCTCCAAGTCATTCGTAGTGTACCCGTCACGATACCGCTGTAGTGCCTGCTTCAATCCGTTCTGATCATCAGTCTTCCTCTCAATCGCATCAGCTACAGCAAGATCGATGGTGTCATTGCATAGGATTCTGATGATTGACACCGGGTGCTTCTGACCCTGGCGATTCAATCGACCGCACATCTGATCATACAACTCCAGTGACCAGTTCAAACCGAACCACACCAGGATGTGACCATTGTCCTGCAGCCCGTCAACACCATGACCCATGCTGGCAGGATGACCGATCATCAATTTAATCTCCTCCCGGTTCCATCTGTCGATGACCTTCTCAGTATCTTTCGATGGAGTGGTGGTCAGGTTCACCGGCTTGTACTTCTTGAACCTCTTCATGATGCGCTCGGCATCGGACTTGAATGTGTAGCTGCACAGCACCGGTGACCCACCTGCTTCTTCCAACACATCATCAAGCGCATCGAGCTTCACGTCATGCACAGCTTCGTACTCCGGTGACTCACTGCTGAGATAAGGTGACCCATTGCAGAATTGCAGACATTTGTTAGAGACCGATGAGCGGCTGAATACCTCCACCTCTCGCCCACTGTCGAGTTGGGTGAACATGTCCTTCTCCACCTCCTTATAGGCACGCCTGACAGCGGCAGGGAGGTCCACCATCATATTGGTCACCTTCACATCAGGCAGGTCCAAATAGTCACGTGCGTCCATCTTCACGGTGATGTCGCTGATCTTGTACTCAATCCACTGCTTACCAAGCTCAGTCGGGGTGTAACTCCAACCGCTGTAGTCGCTGACAAAGTAGCTGTCCTTATAGTGAGTGATGTACTCACCAAGGCGCACGCCACCATCAACTGCAAGGAACTGACCATGCAGGTCCAGGTAGCCGTTGGACGCGGGAGTACCGGTGAGACCGACACGATACTTGAAGTGGGGTATAAGGTTGCGCCAGCCGATGACCTTGATCTTGTAGGTCTCACCGCGTCCGTCCTTTCGGTCCCGGTTACCGCCAGCGACACGCAGGGAGGTGCTGTTCTTCAGCTTGGAGACCTCATCATACACCACCATCTCAAACGGGAGGGGCTTGCCCTGGCTGATGTAGTAGTGCATCAACTGCTCTGCGAGCCAGTTCATGTTCTCATAGTTGATGAGGTAAATGTCGGAATCAGCGAAGAGTGCGCGCAATCGTTTTTGCTTGGTGCCATGGATGACGCTGAATCGAAGGTGCTTAGTGTGCTCCCACTTCCTCGCCTCACGCGCCCATACCGCCTGAATGACTCGCAGTGGACCGAACACCAAGGTCTTCCTCACAAGTCCGGCACGCATCCTGTCAATGATTGCTGTGAGGGTGATGGGGGTCTTACCGAGGCCCATGTCCAGCCACAGCATCGAGTCATCGTGCTGCAGCATGTGCCAGATACAGGTGCGCTGGTACTCATGCAGCTGCTGAGGGGTGAGGAGTTGGGTCACGCCAACATCACCTCTCTCACCCAGCAGTCAACACCTTGCTCACCGAAGACAGTGAAGACCTGTGCACCGGCTTTATCAAGGCGCTTGTGCTCACGCTCCTGATTCTTGCTGAGCACACCGTCAACCGTCTTGACCTCGACAAAGTAGACCTTACCTTGGTGAACCACAATGCGGTCAGGCACACCATCGCGCCCAGGGCTGACCCACTTTCGAGTCAGACCACCCGCATCCTTCACGCACTTGTCCAGGTACTGTTCGACCTTACGTTCACGGACACCCATTACTTCACCACCTTCAACTCAGGCTTCAGCCGCTCACCGTTGGCACTGACCATCACTGACTGGTGAGAGGTGGTCTCTTGAGCGAGGAGGGCAATGCAGCTGGTTAAGATCTGAATGATCGTCTCACGACTCGGCTCATCTGCAACGTCAAGCTCTTCGGCATTGCGGCGCATCATCATCATGTAACCAAGTGCCGCCATCGGATTGCCGGCATACATCTTGGATATCTCAGTTTCTACGTCAACACCCATGTCACAGTGCATCGTGCTGACGCTGAACATCTCACCGTCGTTAATCAGCTTCTCAAGCTCATCACTGGCGATGAACTCACGTGTGTCACCGTTACTGTAGGTGATGGTTACTTTGGTGTTCATTTGATTACCTTCTGTAGTTAGACCTGAAAAATGCGAACCTATCGAACTTGACGACCTTCAACTCAGGGTTTTTTGTAACACTGAGTAAGCTCATCATACAAGTTAATGATGATATGTCGTATGGCGGTTCGATGATGATAATCCTTTTTCCTTTGCACAATCTCTTCAGGGCTTTGAATGCTTTCGATTCTTTACGTGGAATACGATCATCAATGTAGATTGTATCCACATCGGGGGTCTGATTATCATTAACAAGCCGAGTCAATTTGTGAACCGTGATTGCATTTTTACCTTGATAATCATGTTGAATCACCATCTTACTCGCAATGACAATTGAGTTATGATAATCCAAATTCGGGAGGACATAATCTCTGAAACCATCTCCCATCTCTCTGTCTATGATTACATTCCCACATGTTGGTATATAAAAGCTCATCGTCGTCACCTCTTTAATTGAACCTGTGTAACAATGTAGCACATCACATAGTACCGTGCAATAGCGGCTTCACAAGTTTCTCAGCCTCTTTGATGTACCATTCATAGTTGATGCTAGAACGAAACTGATTGTAATCTGCAATATCACCACCATCTCCATCAAAATCATCAGACATTACACGTGATATTACTGGAGGTAGGTTATTACACAGCATCACATTCCAACCGGTGTGAATGCCACTGCGCCTCTCCTCATACACTGACTTGTTCTTAGTGTGAATTCGTTCATCGTATGGGATTGAGTCTGCAAACTCAGCACGTTTAATCTCACGAAGTTGGTCGTCTTCAATATCACTAAAATAAGGGTCAGCAGGGATTACAACACCGAGTTCACGCAATACACTATTGTAATATTCATCAGTTAAATTGTTCGCACGTTTATACACACCAGCTGGTCCTGCTGCCGGCATGACCTTCTCAAGTACGTCACCATCAGTGGAGATGTAGTATCGCACGATGTTGCTGACCTTTTGACCGCCCCACTCCAAGCTGCTGTTTCTCGGCACCTTAGTGCGCAGGAAGAAGTCATATACATCATCATGGTTGGTGATGAAGTCACGGATGTCATGACCATGCACCAGTGCAGCCTCAGCAGCCTTCGCTACCACCCTTGCTGACCAGTCCTTATGCCACGGCAGCTCACGTGTGCCGGGGTTCTCTTCAGCGGTGACATGAGCATAGGCACCGATGCGCTTCAGACTACCGTCCATCTTCTCAGCGATGTACGAATTGACATCCCGGATGAACATACGATTGTACAGAGCTTCTTCCAGCTCCAGCTTGGTCAGACCCTCCCACCACCGGCAGAGGTTGCGGGTATGCTCCAGGTACTCATGAGGACAGCGGTAGGTGATACCGTCTGTGTTCGCTTGGATCATCTGCAGTCCTGGCACCTTGACCAGCTGCTCAATCAGCATACACAGCAGCAGCTGACCGTTGATGGTGATGCTCATGGTGTAGAGTGAATCAAAGAAAACACTATACTCATTGTTTGAGTTACCGTATGGGACGTTCAACCCTTCCTTATAAGCTTCATTCTCCGGGGTCTTTTTAGGGAAAGTTTTACGAATCTCATACACACCTTCATAAGCATCACAGAACTCTACACCGAGATGAGCAGGGTACAGTCTGTTCTTGATACCAAGGTTTGGATAGAAGCTTGCGACATCGACATCAATGAGTTGATATCTATCGTCAGTATAGACAATCTGTGATTCGACAGATGCGTGAAGCCCACCGGTTCCAAAATGATATTCAAGCCCATCAATGGTGGCGGTGAGATTGGTGAACACTCCCTTGGTCTCGGTGATGACTCTCGACTCAAGGTAAGTCTTGATCTGCTGGAATGCCGGGTTCTCAAATTGCACATAGGGGAAGATAACCTGTGCCAGATCGATAGACTCACGGATGGTCTGACGCTTGATCTTCTTGTTACCTTGGTACTCATAACATTTGACACCTTTCTGCTCAAGCGCTTGGATCATGATAGTTTCACCTATCTTTCCATTATTCATGTTGAGCATATTTACACCGAAAGTCTCAGATAGTGATTCACGCAGCTTAATCTGAGATTCACTTCTGTCTTGGAACAGTCCAGTAGCGTTCACATCATGGTCGTTATACTCAGCGAGAATGTCAGCCTGCTCATCATTGAGGATGGTGCCGACATCAAACGGCAGGTCTTCAATGCTGTCCATTCGCATATTGAACTCAAGCACCTTGAGACCGGTAGCCTTTGCTTTGTTGTCGAAGTGATGAATCTTGTACAGGTCTATCTGAGGTACCAACCAATCAGACTCCCACACCATGTGAGCATATTTCGCAGGACCATGAGCGTTGATGATATCCATCGCCTTCTTGTAGATATCGGCAACAGAGATGCAGGCGCGTTGGTTCTGATAGATGAAATGAATCACCGGATAGTCAAAGCCAATGTTGTTGAAGCCGACCATGCGACAACCTTGAGCCGCAAGCACATCGATGAACTGACACAGTGCAGTCAGGTCATTGCGTCTGAAGCTTATCTCGAAGTACCACTTTCGCCGGGTGACCTTGTGTGTAAACCGAGCGGTGAAGACATTGGGGAATGTCTCGATGTCGTAGCGCACATCACCGGGGGTAACGCCGAAGTAGAAGTCAGGTTGGTTCATCATTATTCCTCATTATCTTTTGATAGGCTCACTGGTAGATGATTCTCGACACTACATATTCATAACATGCCGTTGCAATTAATCCAGTGAGCCTATAAAAAGACCCTCCCAAGGGTATAGGAGGGTGAAAGTCGCACCGTTATGCGAATGAAGGTTTGATTGCCCAACCGTTGGCAATCATCTGTTCATCAGAAAAGCCCTTAGCCTTCAGCCCTTCGTAGGTGTTGCCGTTGGCAGCAGCGGTCATCTGTAGCCCGATGGCAGGTGCAGGTGGTGCAGGTGGTGCAGGTGGTGCAGGTGGTGCAGGTGGTGCAGGTGGTGCAGGTGGTGCAGGTGGTGCAGGTACCGGAGCTGTGCTGCCTGCTACATCACCGAACATCTGCTGAGCAGTGGGGCGACCGTCAATACGCCCAAGCTCCCCCTCCTCGCCGGTGGGCATGACACCGTTGACGTAGGCACCGACACCCTTGTTCACCGGCATGCTGTACGCTTGGATGCCGACAGACACCCAGGCGACACAACCTGCATACACTTGAGCAGGGTCCATCAGTGGCTGCAGGTTCATGTCAACAACCTGGGGCTTGTCGGTGTTGTTGGTGGACAGCACCATGTAGTTGTGCAGACGCGGATCACCACTATAGCTGGGTTCAATGGCACAGTCCTTCAGGCAGACCTTGCCATTGGCAGGGAACCCGGAGGGGAAACCGTTTGCCTTCTCCTGCTCGATGACCGCCTGAATCTGCGCCAGCTGGGGGTCAGTTTTCTTGATCAGGACGGAAGTCGAATACTTCGGGTCATCCCCTTGCTGCACAGCACGCGGCTGGAACAGGTGGGGGTAGGACAGAATACCTTTTACTTTTACTTGTGCCATGTGTCACCTCTTAGAAAAACGATACGGGTTCATCAGTTGGTGTCGGGACGTTTGCCACATCCCCGAACATCATCTGAGCAGATTGTAGACCACTTGTGTCACTTTGTGCAACATCTTTTTCAGGCTGATGATTGTGCGACACTTTCGCCAGCTTCAGTCCACCGGCTTTGTAGGTTATCAGCTCACTCTCAATGCGCTTCTTCTGGATGTCTGACAGCTGTTCCAGCTTGAGCGCCTGTGTCGGGGAGATCAACTTGGGCGGGTAGATATCAGCCTGCTTCAGTCGGCAACCCTTGAGCTTCTTGACGATGGTCTCCTCATCGGCTGCCCATACGTTCGCGCCGCGACCCGGCTGCATGGCATACCCCGGCACCGGAATACCCTGCTTGATGCGGTCTTCAATCTCAGCCTTGACCTTATCAAACGCAGCCTGAATCCCAGGTTCAGCATCGGCCAATTGCGACAGTTGCTCAGGGGTTAGGGACTTCACATCGGCTACTGCCTTGGTGATGTATTCTAACAGTCCGGCATCAGCACCATGAGTTATCATTTCAGTGTTCATGCTATTAATTACCTCCATACTCTTCTCAGTCTCTGCGCTGCAATGACCTCCACGTTTCGGGTTCGCCTTGCACCATTGGCAGTGCTTACCGGGTATCAACGGTGCATCAGACTCATCGGTAGCCGAGGCAGCACGCGATAGGTTACACGCGGCATCAATAAGACCTTCAACGGTCAACCCATCTTCAGGACGGGTTGTGCACTGGTAGCGGATCACAGGGTTCGTCTTCGGCTGTATGATGGTCATCCGACACCCACCGATGCGACTGGGGTGGAAAGGTCTGACCAACTCATTACCGCTGGCGATGTGCGAGCGCATCTTACCAAAGAGGTAGCTGATGAGCTGAGAGTTGTTCTTCTCAGAGACATAACCACGACCATCTTTGTAGTCAGCCACCTCAATGAAGTAGACCTCTCCGGTCATCTTGTGTCGGGCAGTGATGGTGATGTCGACAGTACCCCACCAATCACTGCGACCGAAAGCGCCGCCTGGGTCTGATTTCTGCTCTGCCTCAACAGTCACAGTGCAATCAGGGAACTGTGCTTTCAACTCATTGACACGTCGGCTGATGTAGTTGAGCGCCATCTGTACCCGCTCGATGCGGTCAGGTGCCACCAACCAGCCACCGGGGTTGTCGGAGTGATTTACACCTATGATCTGCTGGTCATACTGCGCCGCATGTGCGTTGTTCTTCAGGCACAGCTCAAGCAGCAGGTGTGAGCCTGTCCCATCGATAGCTGCTTCCCCGGCAACATCAGGATACCGCTCCTCCTCACGCACTGACCCAGGGCAATTGGGCCAGCGATGATTCGATGGACCTAAGCGTGCGTGTGCCTCAGCCATTGGAGATCGCCTGCACCTTGCTCAGCAGCTCCTGATAACGCTCGGCTGGCAGCTCGGTGACACCGGTGACACCCATCTCACGCAGGGCATTGTCGATGGGGGCGCGATCACCCAGGCGATTGAACTCCTTGACCAGCGTAGCGTTCAGTTCCCGTGGGGTCATCGGGGTGACAGCAGGAGCAGGAGCCGGGGCGGCAGTGTTGATAGCTTCAGCTGCACCCTGAGGAGGGGTTGCCTCAGACTTGGACTCGCTCTGTGTGCTGGGTGCCGGAGCAGCAATGGTGACGGAAGGGTAAACCATGCTCTTGGCAATCAGCTCAAGGGCATCAGCGATACGTTTCAGGTCATTCTCAATTGACATTGTACAATTCTCCTAGTGCTTCTTTCTGGTCAGGGGTGGGGATGATGCGCAGACGACCGTCATTGAATGCGGTCATAATCTCACGCAGCAGCAATTGATAGGGCTTACCGGTACTCCGATGCGCCTTCTCAATAAAGATGTTAAGCTCTTTCTGGTCTACCCGCAGTCGCAGATTACCATCAAGTCCTGTGGTGTTTTCGCTCATATCGAACCCTCAAAATGTTAAGTCACAATCGAAGTCTAGTACCACAAAGTATCGACTGTCAACATATTTGTTTGACTTTGTTTCACTGAGGGACTATGGTATGGTTCATAACGCGCTAATAACGCGACCGAGCGATAGCGAGGGTCGCCCGTTTATTTGCTTGTTATAAACCGAGTTTAACGGAGACTGAGATGGAAAAGAAATATATTGAAAAGACAAACGGTAAGTTGCGTGCGAAAGTTGAAGATGATGGATATGGCACGAGCCTGTTAACTATGAGGAATGGCTATCAGTGGACCGGGCAGCCAATGGAACCTGAGCTTGCAAAGCTAACAATTGAGGCGCTGCAAGAATATCTGGATAAAGGTTTATAACGCCGAGCTAACCGGTGAGGAATGAGGAGGAACGACGAATGACGAGTCCGACGACCGAAGGGAGTGAAGTTGAGCGTGTTGTTATGCGCCTTCACCCTATGAGCGAAGCCCCGAAAGATGGAACTGAAATTCTCGCTTTCCATAAAGAGGGGAAGAACTTCCATCCTGTAATATGGAAAGATTGGCCATGGAGGGAGCAGAATAGGCCGCACTGGGGAATGAGGTGGAATGATGAATACTGCACCCAAGATGGTTTTTATATTGGGTGGATACCCTACCCAAAGTATGGCGCATAACGCCTGAATTCAGCGGCGCCGGTAGGCGTCCGCTGGAATGAAAAGTTAGACAGCACGGAGGGAAGATGGAAAAGCCAAACAAAATTGTGATGAAGCTGTGCGACCTTGGGTGGATACACGGCCTGCACATTGAACAGCGGCAGACCGGGACCGACACGGCGGAAACGTTCGTGAAGATCACAGGTAGTAACGGAAAGGTCGAAGGACGGTGGCACACCTACCGGGAATTTCTTGATCTTGTACCCAGCCACAACTCGGTTTGTCATGTGAAAGAGAAGTACGTTAGACAGGTTGATGATTGGCGGAAGTTCGAGAAACAGAACGCCAAAGAACTGGCCGAGTACAAGCGGCTGAAGGATAAGTTTGGTGATGTCTAACGATGGAATTGTGGGGTGCGACGACAGGAGCATCCCGCACGAATGACTGGTTATAACGCGAGGTGATTATGAAACGAGAAAACAGATATTTAGTTTTGAAACGCAAAGATATTAATAAGTACCTGACTGACGAAGCGAAGGAAGAGCTTGATAATATTTTAATGGCTCTTGCTATCGCAAAGCAGCCAGATATTGACACTGGCGCTGATGGTGAAATTGATTGCGTAGTCGTTGAAAAAGACTGGCCCATGTACGAAGACACTTGGAGGGCAATAGAACAATGGGTTGATTCATTGCCGCCGGAAAATATACACCCGCTGAACAGTGGTGTGGATGCAGCGTTATAACGATGAAGGTAACCGGCATGAATGAAGCGCAGCGTAATGAATGTCCGAGTTTAGCGCCTTGTTATGTTGCTGCATTGTTTGTGCAGCCGGACGGGTGCTACGCCTCCTGGCCCTGGATAGACGCATGGGATGAGGAGCGGGACGCGAGAAACTACCAAGGACCTCACCCTGTCGTGGCGCACCCGCCGTGCCAACTGTGGGGCTCAATGGCTGCAGTAAATTACGCAAGGTGGGGCGGGGAGCACAACAGGCCGGGGAATGACGGCGGGTGCTTTTCCTCAGCGCTTGCGGCAGTAAACCGCTGGGGCGGCGTACTGGAGCACCCAGCTAAAACGAGAGCATGGAAAGCACACGGTATTGAGAAACCAACCGGCGAAGGATGGAGCCGCAGCGGTTTAGGTTGGGTATGCGAGGTGTGGCAGTCGGCCTACGGTCATCGAGCCAACAAGGCTACATGGCTCTATTACAAAGGTTCGAGGAAGCCACCAGAACTCAACTGGCAGAGGCCGACACTGGCACGCACCAGATAGGATTCCACGATCAGCGAGGGAAAGCACGAAACAAGCCGACCTTGAGCAAGCGCGAAGCGAACGCTACGCCGTTAGCGTTCCGCGACGAATTGCTGAGGCTGGCACTGTATGCAGCAACATAACACTGTAATATGCGGATTACACAAGGTAGGGTGATACAAAACAATGACTTATAGAGAGACAAGGAAGGCTGCGAAGATACATTCTGAGCGGCAAGTCGCAGCTAAAGCACGTAAGCGCATGGAGGGTGGTTCTCGTGATTCGTATGTTGAAGTTGACCATTACATGAAAATCACAGTGGAGCGAAAAGCAACCGGTGAGCTGGCTGTGTTTGAATGCTTTGAAGGTGACCGGATTGATAATTATAGTGTGTATTGCAATGACAGACCGATGGGTATTCAGAGTGTGACAACTCTCATGGCGAATATCAGAAAAGCTTTACCACGATTTAGACGAATAATTGAGTGAGTATTCTATGGTGACGAACATTGAGTTTCTGACTGCGTTATTTGGGGCTGATGCTGCCTGGGCGCATGTCACCGATTTCCCCTATGACCCCGCAGATATACCGAAAGATCAACATCTGATTGCATGGAAAGGCGATTACTTCAGCCGGTATCACATGACTCCCGGCACCAACCAATACTTCACTATCAGTGCCTTCTATGCTGATGAGACAGGGCAGGCACGTAGACGTAAGGCGCTCTTCAGATTCACACCGGTGATCGTACTGGACGATGTGAAAGAGAAGTTGGCAATGAGTGAAGTGATGAAGCTCCCTCGACCTGCGTGGATACTGGAGACCTCCAAAGGCTCCGAGCAGTGGGGTTACATTCTCGACCATCCATGCACCGAGCGCAGCAAGGTGGAGAACCTACTGGATGGCTTGGTTGCCAATGGTCTGGCACCGGATGGAAAAGACCCCGGCATGAAGGGGGTGACGCGATATGTTCGACTGCCTGAAGGCTACAATACCAAGGCATCGAAGCTGGTGAATGGTCTGCCGTTCAAGTGTCAGATGCTGCTATGGGAACCCTTCAACCGGGTGACTATTGAGCAGCTGGCAGCACCGTTTGCCGTGGACCTGGACGCACCTCGCCGGGAGTCACGTGTTGATGGTGCTGCAGCAGTCAGTGACCACCCTCTCATCAACATCCCCGATATTATTCACATTAAAGAGGTACGAAGCGATGGACGATTTGATATCACGTGTCCTTGGGTACACGAGCATACCGGGCAGGATGACTCAGGTTCTGCAGTCTTCACTAACTCAGACGGTTCAATCGGGTTCAAGTGCCATCATGGTAGCTGTCAAGGACGGACAGGTAGAGACCTCCTGCATTACATTGAAGGAAATGCGCCGGGATTTGGAGCAACCCTGAAGAACTGGCAGATCATGCGGGACTTCTCCCAGGTCGCTGAACCGAGCTTCATGGGTACACCAGCCCCGGTGCAGCAGCAGCCCGAAGTCAGCTTCATGGGTACCGTGCCGGTGGCAACTCCTCCAGTGCAGCAACCTGCCCCAGCCACTGGTGATGCTATCCAGATGCTCTGTGATGCGCTGAGGCGTGAGCATCCGACCAGCCCTGAAGCACGTGACCTCGCTGCAAAGATTCTCAAGTACACCGATGACCTCTCTAAGCTCGACCAGATACAATGGCACAATACTGTCTGTGACCTCATGGGCTGGGGCAAGGGTGAATTCAAGGAAATCCTCAAAGACCTTCGCAAGCTGTGGTACGGTGAGAAGATAAGCACTGCAGACTTCTATGACAACGTGGTCTTCGTTAAGGAGCTGAATCAGTTCTATGATTGGAAGTCACGCATCTTCTTCAGCACTGAAGCATTCCAGAACAGCTACTGTCATGAGGATGCCGAGGCGAGGAAGATAGCCCTACAGGATGGGCGAGTGCGCAAGGTTGACCGGCTCGACTACGCACCGAAGATGCCGCAAATCTTCATCGAAAATGGCACAGTCTACGGCAACACATGGTCAGACAGCTCACAGTCAACCGGGGTCAAGGGGGATGTCACCAGATGGCGTGAGCACTTCAACGTATTGGGATGGAGCAAATACGTCAAGCACATCGAACAATACATGGCTTTCACCCTGAGACACCCTGAGCAGAAGATCAACCACATGATGCTTTTGGGTGGCGGTGAAGGCATCGGTAAGGACTTCATACTCTATCCTTTGGCGAAGGCCATGGGTGACAACCATACAGTCATCAGTGGTGAGGAGCTGCTGAGGGACTTTGATGACCATCTTTTGTCCACCAAGTACCTGCATATCAATGAGGCTGAGTTAGGCGACAGGAAGGAAGCTATGGCTGTCAGCAACCGACTCAAACCCCTGGCAGCAGCACCACCAGACACACTCAGAGTCAATCAGAAGAGCATCAAGCCAATCAAGATCCGAAACATCATCAATGCCACCATGACCACGAACAGCATTATGCCATTGCGCCTGAATGGCGCGTCACGTCGATTTCTGGCATTGTGGTCAGACTTTAATCAACGTGATGAGGATGACAACATGCTTCCTGAATGGAGGCAGTATTGGTCTGACCGGTGGAACTGGATGAAGGGGGAGAATGAGTACGCTGGGTACTCGGCAGGCTGGGAAAGTGTAGCCTATCATCTGCTGTATGAGGTAGACCTGAGCGACTTCAATCCTAATGAAGCGCCACCGATGACTCAGTTCCTGCGTGACATCAAAGAGGCATCCAAGCCGCCGATGCAGCAGACACTTGAGGCGTTCATTGACAAACAACATGGCGCATTCAAATGCGACCTACTCACCGCCAGTGACATGGTTGACACGTTGAAGGCTGGTGCAGTGTTCTCCCCTGGTGACATGTATGTGGACGGGAAGTACATCACACCGACGAAGGTAGGGATGGCTATGAAAATGATAGGTAGGTACAAGCAGGTCAAGACCTATCGCCTCAGTGCTGCAGTGATGCTGTGGGTGCTGCGTAACCCTCAGAAGTATGAGGAGATGGATGGTAAGGAGCTGTACGCTGAGTATGACCGGCAGATGACCGAGGTGCGTGGAGCGTTGCAGCAGATGAGGGTTGTGAAGTGATTCCGTTTCCAAAAAAGAAATACAAAATCATCTATGCTGACCCAGCTTGGCAGTTTGACAACAAGAATACAGGCGGGTCGATGTCATCAAGTGCTGAGTCTCAGTACAACGTGATGACTATTGAAGATATGAAAAATTTACCCGTTGCTGATATAGCCGACGATGATTGTACGCTGGTTATGTGGTGGGTTGGGTCGATGCCCCAGGAAGCTATCGACTTGGTTCACGCTTGGGGATTTAAAATCAAGAACATGAACGGGTTTGTCTGGCGCAAGCTTACAAAGAAAGGTTTGCCTTTCTTCGGTATGGGTTTTCGTACTCGTGCAGGGTCTGAGTCAGCAGTGATCGCCATAAAAGGAAAGCCAGAAGTGTTCTCACATTCTGTGAGAGCTGTACGTGAAGCGCCGGTTGGGAGACATTCAGAGAAACCAACTGAGTTCCGTGATGATATTATCGAACTTTGTGGTGACTTGCCGCGTATTGAACTGTTCGCACGTGCCTCAATACTTGGGTGGGATGCGTGGGGTGATGAGGTAGAGGTTTCCTTCCTATAACAAAAGACCCGCACTAAGCGGGTCTTCTCATCAACACAGATTTTAGAATAATCAGCTACTTCATGATACACCTCCTTCAATGGCGAACGTTGGCGAAACCAGTAAACCAGTCATACAGTTCTGTACTGTCAGAAGGTCTCATCTTAACCCCAAGACTAGATGATGCACCGATGCATTGCAACCTGTCCTCATGCGCTACGATGAACCCGGCTGACAGGGGTTCGAGATTTAGAGCATCAGCGACATCGGCATGGTTCATGGAATCAGAGAAGATGATGAACTGTCCGTCTTTGGTTTTAATGTACTTGTTCATCACTCACCTCCCAGTGTTGGTATCGAGCTTGCCAGCTTACCAATCCGCACCCTATCACTGAGCTTCTTGTTGAACAGTCGGTATGCGCCCTTGTAATAATGCACCCGGTCTTCATGTTGCAGGCGCTCCAGGCAAGCTGCCACGGTGGACTCATCCAAGTCAGACTCGAACACCAGTGCATCAAGGGTGAGGGGGCCAGACTCTCTCAGACACTGTAGCACGGTGGCTGTGTCGCTGAGCTGGTGATCACCGCACCGATGGGGTATTTCAGCACGCAGTTGGTTCAAGTAGAACCTATGCGCTTTGGGGCCGGCTGACCAATGCTCCTTGTCACAGTGTCTATATCGATTGTGCATACATCCGTTACAGTTCATAGTGAATCCTTTATCAGTTTAACTGTGCCATCACGAACCATGTCATTAAGCTCATTCTCAGTGTAGTCGTGACCTTCGATACTCACCAGTCCATTTTCATGTTTGGTGACAACGCAGACTTTATCAGGGTCTTGCTGCTCAGCTCCGAGGAATATCACACGCTTGATTGACATGGTTGGCCCTCCTATGGACAAGCCCCGCACGTAATGACGGGAACCACCACAGTGGTATAGACGCAGAGTAGGCTCAGGATCACCGCAACCACCTCGCATCAATCAATTCATCCACCGCGCACCGCGGGTCATCGCTCCATCCTGCGTAGACGTACTCACGGAAAGTGCTAAACAACATAAGCTCCGGCCAGAACATAACGTCCGTGAAGTAGCTAACCGTCTTGACCCAAGCGCTGCTATCTACCGGGTGTGGTATCGCACGGTTCCATCCGTACGCAACCAGGACGCCG